AAACCCCGTAGCCCCTAAAAAGGTTGCGGGGTTTTTTTCGTTTTGTTACGCACTTTATTTCGTTTCATAATGTAAGATTTATTTGACAAAGGGGGCAACATGGACTTAGCAACAGACCTTCAACAGTTGAGGGGCAAGATCGGAGTAGGCGGCAGACCTTGTAGTGTGAAAACCTACATGGACACGCTGACTGGTAAAGACTTAAAGGCATTTCAAGATGCGCTGGAAGATCGCACTATTACCAATGTGGCGCTCTTTAGTTATCTCAAGTCGCACAACATATTGGTGACTTCATCACAACTACAAACCCACCGCGCTAAGCAATGCAGGTGCTACCTATGAGCCTCGCTGACGATCTCAAGAAAATTAAAGAAGAGGCTGACCCGCAGGTCACCGATTTACGCAAAGCCTTACTGAACGCGCAGAAGCAGTTAGCCAAGATCAAAGACCGCGACCAACAGTTAGGCGAGTTGGTACTTCAAGCAGCTTATGATGCAACGCTCTCTATGGGCGCAATCCCGCCAGTACCTAAGCCAAATCTAACGAAGGCTAAGGCTAAGGCAGAGGTAGCTCTCGTTCACGCTACTGACTGGCAAGGCTCCAAGATCACCACCACTTACAACTCTGAGGTGATGAAGAAGCGGGTTATGCAGTTTGCCGAGAAATGCGTGAAGATTACTGAGATTCAGCGCCACGATCACCCCGTTAATGATGTGGTGATTATGTTCGGTGGCGACATGATTGAAGGCCTTTTTAATTATCCCGCACAACTTTGGGAAGTAGATGCCACGCTATTTGAGCAATGGGACATCGTGTCGTTCCTTATGGTGGACTTCGTTCGCTACTTTCTCGCTAATTTTGACAAGGTAACAGTTGTCGCCGAGTGGGGAAATCACGGCAGAATTGGTAGCAAGCGAGATCATGTCCCTAAAGCGGATAACTTTGATCGTATGTGCTATCAGTTCGCCAGAAAGATTCTCGCTGGGGAAAAGCGCCTGACATGGGAAGATTGCCCAGAGGATATTCAGCGCGTTGAGATTGGCAATTATCGAGCGCTCTTAATGCACGGAGATGAAGTAGGTAGATCAGGCTTTGCCTCTCCTAGCGCTTGGCAAGCTGCTGGTAACCGTTGGAAAGCAGGAGCCTATAAGTGGCCGTTCACCGATATTTTTCTAGGGCACTATCACCGTTTTGCTCAAGAACCTCTAAGCGCTCAGGATGGCAACATATTCTGGACTGGTTCAACTGAATCGGACAACAGGTACGCCCGCGATTCTATGGCGGTTAGCGGAATCCCATCACAACGCTTACATTTTATTGACCCGATCAAAGGTCGGACTACGGCTCAATATCAGGTCTTTTTAGATTGATGCTATGATAATGCCTTGGCGGTGCGACTAACACCCCAAGGCTGGCACAAACTAATAAGGAGTTCGTACATGGCTAAACCTAGCAGAATTGCTCATTGCGGCACAAGGTCTGGATACAACAGACATTTAAGATTAAAAAATCAACCATGCGATTTGTGCAAAGAAGCTAATCGCGTATGGGTTGCTCAATGGACTGCTAAAAACCCTGAGCGTATTAAAGAAATTAACGAGAAGGCTCGTACAAAATATCGCTCTCGCCCTGAAATTCAGAAACAACGCAAAATTAAAGGGCGAGAATACTCTTATACGGAAAATGGTCGGGAAGCCAGTATTAGGGCTAAGCATCGGCGTAGGGCGCGCAAAATGAGCGCTCATGCTGAAAAATATACTACTCAGCAAATACTTGACCTTTATGGCGCTATTTGCCATCTATGCTCTTTACCTATTGACCTTAGCCTTCCTCGCAAATGCGGTATTGAAGGATGGGAAATGGGTTTGCAACTTGACCATGTAATTCCCTTGGCTAAAGGTGGAGAGGATAGCCCAGCAAATGTGCGCCCGTCACACGGAATATGTAATAAAAGAAAAGGCGGCTTCTAACACCCGTAAGGGTGGAAATTGAAAATTTTTTTTAGATTTTGGCGCGCAAAGACAAAAACCCCAGAATTTCTCTGGGGTAATGTCCGACTGAAGGGGGAGTAGAATTATAGAGTTTCTTCTTCATCTGGCAAATCGGCTTCAAGGGCAAAGCCAGCTCGCCTTAAGGTTTGTAGTGATTCCTCAAATAGCTTGCCCACGCGATTGCAGTAATCGGTCACTTGGTCGGGGTAGTGGTCGCTTGCTTGGATTTCAACCTCTAGTTCCTCGTACCTGACCATTACGCTTATCATGGGTAAAGAATAGCCTAAAAAGAAACTTACAAAATGTCCTTGCTTTTGCCTTACGCCTTGCCTTACAGTTGAGCCAATGCCAACAGGGGCATACCTGAACGAAGGAACGGCTATGGCTTACAACCTAGACAATTATGAGACAGTAGAAACACGCCTTGAGCGCTTTTGGGAGAAGTACCCAACAGGTCGCACTCAAACACAGGTGCTAGAAAAGACCGAATCATCTATCTTGATGATCGCTTCAATCTATGCAGAACGCAATGACTTAAACCCAATCGCTACCGGTATTGCCGAAGAGATCAAATCAAACTCTGGTGTCAATCGTGATGCATGGGTTGAGAACTGTGAAACCTCTGCGCTAGGTCGCGCACTTGCTAATGGTGGCTTTGCTGCTAAGGGCAAGCGCCCATCACGCGAAGAGATGCAGAAGGTTGAACGCCGTCAGGCAGAGCCAGAAGTTTCACCTGAACTGCTTGCGCTCGCTAAGGAAGCGTACGATCAAATCCCAACCATTGAAACAATCGAGGAACTTAAAGATTTCTACACAGGTGCTAAAGATGCTGGACTTCTTGCAGTAGTCATCAACGGCAAGACTCTCAACGCAGTTATCACCGCCCGCAAAACAGTATTGGAGAAGAAGTAATGACTATCTACGACTCAGTTGATACCGCCAAGCACCCAGTTTCTTATTATGTAATCCGTGACTTTGTGCGCGTGATCTTTTGGGGAACAATTTTCTTTGCACCGCTTTATGTCTTGTATGTGTTGGTGGCGTAATGGCTACACCAGCAGAAGTTGAAGCACGACTCATCTCACTCAGCAAGGAATATGACGAAGCCTATAAAGATTTGGCTACGGCTGATGAGCAATACCTTGTCAGAAAATCTCACTTGGAGATTGCAATGGCAAAATCTCGTATGAAGTACGCCGGACTTTCCTCGCCTACTGGCAAAAACTATACAGTCGGTGAACGCGAGGATAACGCGCTACTTGATAACGCAACCGAACATACTGAACTTGCCTACGCTGAAGCCTCGGTCAAGGCATCAAAGGAGAACGCCAAGCGCATACAGTTGCAGGTGGATATTGCTCGCTCAGTTGCAGCTCTTATTCGCTCGGAGATGCACCAATGACCCACGACTTCCAAGCCGATGAGTGGTATGGCAACTGCGGTGCTTGCAAGGTTGATCTATTTGCGCCAACCAAGACCATGTATGCCCTGCAATATCGCCGTCACACCAAATCCAAGAACTGCTTAGGCGGCTACTAATGGATATCGTCAAAACTTTACAAGTCGCGCTGAAAGAAGCCGACTCACAACGAGATCGCTCGGTGCAGGTTGAGCTAGGTGCTAGTTCGGTTGGGGGTTGTCGCGCTCAGGCTTGGCACATTCTCAACCAGTCGCCTAAGTGCAACACCAACACCGAATCTCTAGCCGCAATTATGGGTACGGCAATCCACAACTCGATCTACGAAGCGCTCAAGTCCTACGATGTCTTTGGCGAGGATTTCTTGCTTGAAGAAGCGTTTGAGGATGAATACTTCAAAGGTCATGTGGATTTCTACTCACGCAATGCTGAAACTGTTTACGACTGGAAAACTGTCACGCTGGCAAAACTTGCCAAGGGCGGTCTGCCTACAAAGCAACAGAAAATGCAGGTCAATATCTACGCGAGCCTTATTGCTCAGAAGTATCCCGTCAAGCGAGTGGGTCTTGTATTCATTCCGCGTGATGGCAAGATGAGCGACATTGTTGCGTGGGAAGATGACTACAACCCGAAGCTTGTTGATGAGGCTAGGGCATGGGTAGCAGATGTAAAGGCGATGACTTCCCCACCAGCGCCAGAACGATCAGCCGCTTTCTTTTGTCGAGAATACTGTTCATATTGGGGGAAAACTTGCGCCGGAAAATAACTTGGGAAGAGATCGAGTGGAAGAAGGCTAACTGCCGAGGAATTGCCACAGATTTATTCTTTGAAGAGGATGAAAACTTAGAAGCTATCAAAGTTGATCGGCAGATGATTCGCAAGGTGTGTTTTGCTTGTCCGATTCGCCAAGAGTGTCTGATGTGGGCTTTTGCCGACAAAGATAGGTGGGCGTTTATGGGTGGCACAACTGCTAAAGAACGGCGAATGATTGAAAACGGAAACATTGACAATCCGCGAGTCGGCGGGTTGCGAGATGCTTTTGAGAACGCTGGCATACCCTTTGCTGATGTTATCGAAGCCTCAAAAGTGGAAAGGGTTAGAAGTGACTACACCTACACAGATCGTGGCTAATATCGTGACAAAAGTGCATGAGGAAAAGTGCCGAGATGGTCGAGAGTGCCACCACGAATTAGAACTGCTTCGCATTTGGGAGCAAGATCAAACTTTTATCGAGATGGTAAAGGCTGGCAATAAGGAATATCGCCTAGAGGTCATGGATGCGCTGGAACGAGCAAGGCGCAAACTGGTAAATCCTGAGGAGATAGAGCCTGAGTCGTATGCCGAATGGATTAACTCTATTTTCAATTTGGCAATCAAGTCGGTGGCAACGCTGAAATGACTTGGATTAAATTAGACGACACACTTCCCAACAACCCAAAAATCCTGCCACTAAGCAATAGCGCCTTTCGCCTATACATTGAAGGCTTGTGCTACGCCAACCAGTACCTAACAGATGGCTTTCTGGCTCAAGCGGTAGTCAAGCGCCTTGATGGGGATTCGGCGCACCTAGAGCTGGTTGATGCCGGACTTTGGGACATTGCCGATGGTGGGATGCAGATTCACGACTACTGCGAACACCAGACCAGTCGAGCCGATGTTCAGGCTAAAAAAGATGCTGAACGGGAGCGTGTACGCTCGTACAGAAACCGTACTACGCAAAATGTACGAGTACCAGAAACAGATACAGAAACAGATACAGAAAACAGAATACAGAAGACAGATACATTTGATGAGTTTTGGTCTGTCTATCCAAGAAAGGTCGGAAAGGCAGATGCTCTCAAGGCTTACACCAAAGCGCTTAAGAGTGCCTCGGCAGCTGAAATCCTTGAAGGGGCAACCCGTTACGCCCAAGACCCTAACCGCGAGCCTGAATACACGGCTCACCCGGCGACTTGGCTTAATCGTGGGTCATGGAGTGACGACCCACTACCCCTTAAATCGCCTCAGAATGGCTTTAGAGCCACTTTTAGCGCTCCTACGATACTTCCACCTAAGTTCACGGCTGACGAAGTCCCTAAGGGTGTTCCTATGCCCGAAAGCGTTAGGTCTAGTTTGCGCCGATAAGCGGTTTATGTCACACTTTAACTCGTAAGTCTTACTAATCCTGAGGGGGATAATTGTGAAAACCTTACACATCTGCAAGGCAGAGCAGTTAGAAGTCGGTGATACCTTGGTCATCAATGGTCATCGCTGGCAGGTAATTCAGATCGAAGAGGAGCGCATTGGCAAGGAATTGCGTTTGCGCGACACAATGGGCGCAGGTCGCACCCGTTTTGTGCTTCCTGACGAGATTGTGACGATTGAGCTTTAAGTTCAGCGTGGAAGGCACTCCAATCCAACAAGGCTCAATGAGGCATGTTGGACACGGGCGCATGATTCATAACAAGGCAGTTGAGTTAGCGGCTTGGCGCGCTGATATAGCTAATGCCGCTAAACTCGCTGGTTGTACCCCAATCCTCGACCCGATTGAGATAACTATGCGATTTCGAGTAAAGCGCCCTAAATCCGTCAAGCGCGAGCATCCAACAGTTGCGCCAGACCTTGATAAATACATTCGAGGGGTCAATGACGGGCTAACAGGGGTCGCTTTTGCCGATGATGCTCAGGTCATTAAAATTACCGCCAGCAAGGAATACTCAGACCAGCCGGGCGTAGATATTGAGATCAGCGACAGTTTTGACTGTATTTAGAACATCTGTTCTAATTTTTATTTCTTCAAAATTTTAGCAAAATGGTCTTGATATCTGTAAGGGAAGCGTTACTGTTGTCTTATTGAAGTGAACGGCACTTCAATAGAACGGGAACAAAATGAAGGCTATTAAAAAAGACGGCGAATATCGTTTATACAAAGTCGGCGCTTCTTATGAATTATGGTTTGGCACTTATACCAAGGGTTCATTGATTGGTTATGTATCAGATTCAGAAAATTGGGATTTAGCTTTATTTAATGCAAAAGAAGAAGTTGCTGCTTTGATGAGTGAGGTGGCATAAATGGTTACTATCACAATGACAATCACCGCCGAGGATTTTGACCGCATTGCCGATACCGCGATGCGTTGGGGCAAAGACTGGCTTATCAAACAACACCGCTTTGAGCCAGTAACAACCAACTTCTCCTACAAGATGGCGTACTGGGTAGATCGCTACCTTGAAACTCTTGTCTGCCAGCAATACTTGGCATCACTAGGTTTTCAGTCTGAAACACACTTTGACACCGCAACAGGTTCTTACCTAATGCTGACCGATTACATCTCGCCGGATGGAGCAACGATATGATTTGCGAGAAACACGACTTTGAAGAGGTCAAATGTCACCTCTGCGATTACCACCAAACTTGCCTTGAGTGTGAGTTCAGCAAGTGTGGCGAACCTTGGGGGCCGTTTGACCCATATTCAGTCTTTGGCATCTCTGAGGGATTTGAGGATATCCGATGAGTGACATGGAGAAAGACAAGCCTTGCGAGGATTGCGAGGAAGGCATTTGCCAGCTCATCGCCCACATGGGATTTGCTGACCCAGAGGATTTAGGTTGGGAGCGATAATGTTTATTATTTATTTTGGAATACCGTTAGTCATGTTAATCGCGTTTGCGCTCATTTATTTTGAGGATGGAGATTTATCGTGAAGGTTATGTGCAAAGACCAGCATTGGTCAGTCAAGGATAATCAGTTGGTGCTTGATACCCCAGAGGGTCAAGAGATTCTCAAGCAGGTTATCAATGTTATCCGCGCTCAAACTCGACTAGAAATCTATGAGCAGATTTGCGCGCTACCCGTAACTCAAGACCGCAAGAAGTTGGTCAAGTTGGGCATTGAGAATGTTGCGCTACAAGTTCAAGACCTCTGCGCTCAGATTGCGTTGGGTGAGAAGTGAGAGCCACATCGGCAGCAGCTTATGAGAAGGCTAGACCTAAATTTGGCTCTAACCGCGCTAAGGTTTATCAGTTTATTCTTGACCAGCAAGAACACGGCGCAACCGATCAAGAGCTGCAACAGGCTCTCAAGATATCTGGCGACACCCTTCGCCCAACTCGCCTATCTTTACTCAAGGATGGCTTGATCTACGACTCAGGCAAGACACGCCTGAACGCCAACAACAACGAGTGCATCGTTTGGCTATCAACTGAAATCACACAGACAGGATTGTTCTAATGCCTACATACGAATACAAGTGCTATGACGATAGTTCCTCAATCGAGATGTATCAGACCTTTGAGGATAATTCAGTACCAGATTGCCCACTCTGCCAGAAGCAGATGCAGAAGGTCATTCGCCCAACACCAGCACACTTTCGCGGAAATGGTTGGGGGGCAAAGCCATGAGTTTTCACACAGGTTGGTTTAAGCGCTCTACTGCTTTCGGCATAAGAATTGACCGATGGGGAATTGGCATTGATTTAATTTTATTTTGGGTAGGAATTGAATGGGGTAAAGAATGATTATTGGATTGAGTGGTCGCGCCGGGTCTGGCAAGGATGAAGTCGCCAAGGTTCTCGTTGATCTTTATGGCTACAAGCGTATAGCCTTTGCCGATGCTATTCGTGATGCTCTCTACGAGCTAAACCCTTTGGTGTCAGATCGCATCCGCGTTGCTGATCTTGTAGATGAGTACGGGTGGGATTTTGCTAAAAAGAACTTTGAAGTCCGGCGCTTGCTGCAAGTCTTTGGCACAGAGGTAGGTCGCAAGCAGTTTGGCGAGGATGTTTGGGCCATGAAGGTGCTTGATAGTTTGGATTTCCACGACAAGGTGGTCGTGACAGATGTTCGATTTGGCAACGAGTATTACGGCATCAAGTGGAATCATGGCGAGATTTGGCGTGTTGAGCGCCCTGACATTGACCCAGTAAATGACCACATCTCAGAACACGCGCTAGACAACTGGGAGTTTGATCGTGTTATCAAGAACGCTGGAAGCCTTGACAATCTTGCCGAATTAGTAGCTGAGGCGATGAAATGACACACGATGAATTGCTGGCAAAAATAAACTTGCACAAGCCAAATTACGGGCTATGCAAAGCCTGTACGACTTCAGTAGTTCATGTTGCTTATCCCTGCGCCACTATTCAAGCGATTGAGCGTGAACTAAATGAATGAGCGCAAGATTGCCCGTTGTAAGGGTTGCGGGATGTGGGTGTTTGACACCCTATGCTCAACCTGCCGTACACTAGCAAGTAACCAAAAGAGAAAGGAGCCGAAAATGGCTACCTCAACTAAAGGTAAGGCAACCGCCATCGAAGTATCAAGAGGGGGAGAGATTGGCGCATAATAAAGCTCTCAAAGCGCTCCCTTCTAGTAGCGGCTCTAGCCGTAGGGATTGCGTTCGCAACACCAGCCATAGCCTTTGAGCCTAAACTCTCGCCTATGCAGGAATTTGTGCATCAGCCTCGCGCTTACGCCCAAACCCTGCTAACGCCCAAAGAGTTCAGTTGCTTAGATCGCTTGGTGAAGCTAGAAAGCCATTGGAACGCTAAGGCTAAAAACCCGCACTCCTCGGCTTACGGCATATTCCAATTCCTTAATCAGACTTGGAAAACCTACAACTTCATAAAGACTTCAAACCCAGTAGTTCAGGTGCAGTACGGATTGCGCTACATAAATTCCCGTTATGGGAATAGCTGCAACGCACTCAAGTTTCACTTGAAGCACGGCTATTATTAGCCTATGGGTACAGAGATCATCACCGACTACGAGTCGAGCATGATTCCTGAGATTGCCGAGGCCGTTCACTCGGCGATGGAGAAGGTTGAGCGCTCTGAGGGGAGCGCTCCCTTCTGTTAAGATTTGCAAGTGACCACGATAGTAGGCAAAGAATTTCCGACCAAAGCCGTTATCGGCGCGGATTCGTTAGTCACATCTAACCGCAAGTATGTTCACCCGCAGATGGTGAAAGTCGTAGAGCGCGGTCAATACATAATCGCCGGGGCTGGCTTGAGTTCAGCTTGCGACATCATTCAACATTTATGGTCGCCACCTAACCCGACAGATAAAGATAAAAAAGACTTGTACCACTTCTTTGCTAGTAAAGTTGTGCCGTCAATGAAGCGCGCTTTCAAAGACAATGACTACAAGTGGGATGAGGATAAAGATGATGAAGGCAGTTTTGCATTTCTCATTGCGCTTGGTGGTCAGATATTTGACATTAGCGATGACTTTGCCATTTGCCTTGATATTGATGGTATATATGGTATCGGCTCAGGAAGTTCGCTGGCTATCGGAGCGCTTAAAGCAGGAGCGAGCATGAAGAAGGCATTGGAGATCGCAGCCAATAAAGACCCATACACCGCACCACCCTTTATGTATTACGAACAGGAGAAATGGAAATGATTAAACCTTTAGAAGATAGAGTTGTTGTTGAGCTTGACCCAATCGAGGAAAAGACAACATCAGGAATTATCCTTGTTGATTCAGCCAAAGAACTACCACAAGAGGGAACTGTTGTTGCAGTTGGCCCCGGCAGATACGAAAACGGCGTTCGCATTGCGCTAGATATCGCAGTTGGCGATCGCGTGACATTCCACCAGCACTCAGGCGTACCTATTAAGGTAGATGGTCAGGATTACAAAATCTTTAGTTCAAGAGAAATCTACGGCATTATTGGATAAACAAATCGCCGAAACAGTATTGGCGAGAGCGCGTGGGTTTTGTGAGCGTTGCGGTGTTCCATCGCACGACTTGGCGCTACATCACCGGAAGTTAAAAAGCCGAGGCGGTAAAGATGAGGTTGCTAATCTCGTAGCAGTCTGCCATAAATGCCATAACCTCGGTACACACTCAATTCACTTGCGCCCTAAAGAAGCTACTGAAAAAGGCTGGATGGTTTCGGCATACCAAAACCCAGAGGATGTGCCTGTAAGCATCTTTGGTAAAAATCCTGTAAGGTTGGCGCAAGACGGAACATACATAGAGGGAGAGCAGGATGGCAACAATCACAGTAACGGGCGCAGTTGGTAAAGACCCAGAACTAAAGTTTATTAAAGGCAAGAACGGCGATTTCGCAGTAGCAAACTTTTCACTTGCAGATTCTCAACGCTTTAACAAAGGCGGCGAATGGCAAGACGGTCTAACTATTTGGTACAGCGTATCAGTAACAGGTCGTCAAGCAGAAGTTGTTGCTGATGCAGTTACTAAGGGTCAGAAGTTAGAAGTAACTGGCGATCTAGTAATCACCGAATACGATGCTAAAGATGGCACACGCAAGATTGCTTATGAGATCAAGGCAACAAAGATCACCGAGCCACTTAAAGCGCAACAACGCCAAAAGGCAGCAATTCAAGATGAGCCTTCATGGGGTAGTTCATGGAACTCATGACCTCTAAAGAAGTTCAAGAACACCTTGGCATCAAAGCCAATCACCTCTACCAGTTGCAGTATCGCAAGATTCTTGTATGGGTAAAGCGTGAAGGTAAGAAGGTTTTTTACAACCGCGAGGATGTTGAGGCGGTAAAGGCAGCTCGTCAAAAGTGAAGTGTGTAAATTGTCGGCGATCATCTCAGTATTCTGTTTGTGATAGTTGCTGGCAATTTGCCATGTCTGAAGTTGTTAAGTTTCCAACACGATACAAAGAACTTGAGTCAGAGTTGCTACCAAGCAAAGGCACTCAAGGCGAGCGCGTATCAGGTAGCGGGGAATCCTCGCCAATACCAGTACGCCTAGAAACGCTACACCTACGATCTGGGGGGATTTCCGTGCCACTTATGGAGCATGAACAAAAGATGCGCGAGATTCGCCACGAAATGAAAATCACTTGGCATGGCGAGCGCCGGATGGATGAACTTGCCCGAATCATCTTGACCACGCAATACATCTCTAAGCGCTCTGAGTGGATTCGATCAGAGTACCCAGAAGCAGATAAGCTTGTTGTCACAATCATTACCACGACCAACAAGATCAAAATGGTCTTAGGTCATAAGTCAGAGGATATAGTCTTGGGTAAGTGTCCTTCGGTAAACGAAGAAGGCAAACCTTGCGGGGCATCTCTTCGCGTTAATCCCAATCAACTTGAACGCTTGCTAGAAGTCAAATGTCGTGCTTGCGATACAATTTGGTCAAGCGATAAATGGCGTTTGTTGGGAAAGGTTCTTCAAGGATGACTGATGTACTTGATCGGTTTTTTAACAAAGTTCAAAAAACAAATTCTTGTTGGTTGTGGACAGGTTCTATTGAGGCAAATGGATATGGTCGTTTTAGAGCGCCAAATAAGGTAAGCGCTCATAGATTTTCTTATGAAACATTTGTTGGTCATATTTCATCGGGTTTGGTTATAGATCATTTATGCCGTGTTAGAAACTGCGTAAACCCCGAACACCTTGAAGCGGTCACGCATCTTGAAAATGTAAGACGAGGCAATTCAGGGTTAAATCAAAAGCTAAAAACACATTGCCCGCAAAACCACGAATACAACGAAGCCAATACTTACTTTGCAGTAAGAAGTAACGGCAACAAAAGCAGACATTGCCGAGTTTGTAATAGAAATCGCGCTAAAATTGCCTAAGATTTCAATAGTCCAAGCCTCAATGCTTTACTCGGTCACCAACCGAACTGTCATGCGCTGGATTAAGGAAGATCGCATTGAAGCTGACAACGACCTTTACGATCTTGATACCTTACAGAAGGCTTACGACAAGCGCAGAGCGCTCAAGCACATGAAGCGATTTGTTTGATTTGCAATGATGTGCTATTATGTATTTAGAGTGGAATTCTCTACACCCGTGAAGGCTCAACGAAAGCGAGCCTACTTGTGGTCATAGTGTCTGGCAAAGTCACAATCGCCGAGCTTGATGAAGCTATCGGTTACCTTAACGATCGCCTCAAAATTGACCAGTACGGAAACCGCATGGATTGGCGCAAACGCCAAAC